TTTCGAGCCTCAGTGCCGAGATGTCGCAGAATATGGATCTGTCCTTCGTCCTTGTCGATCCTGTCAGCGTAACCCCGGGAGACTACAACTCCGGCAATCCGCTGAAGGCTGACTACATGACCCCGAAATGGTGGTGGGTGCTCGGGCAGAAAGTACACGCATCAAGGCTCATTCCGGTTTTCGACAATCCGCCTCCGGTACTGCTCAGGCCGTCATACAACTTCCTCGGCATTCCTCAGGCTCAGATTTTATGGGATTATGTCCTGCACTGGAACGAGTGCCGCATCTACACCGCGAACCTCCTGAAGAAGGTGTCGCTCCTCGTCTTCAAGACTGATGTCAACGCGACTTTGCAGACTCCGGGCGGTGTGCAGACGCTCGACACGCACATGTCGATGTTTCAGCGCTATCGCGATAACGACAGTGTGGCAGTCTGTGACATGACCGACGAGGACATCGTCAACGTACAGACCTCAATTGCTGGCTGTACCGACATCGTGCGCCAGTCACTCGAGATGATTGCGTCAATCAACCGGACTCCGGCGGTGAAACTCCTGGGTATCTCTCCGTCAGGCTTCAACGCTACCGGAGACAGCGACATCAGGAACTACAACGACCATGTCAGGACGAAGCAGGAGCTTTACCGTTCTGCCATCATGACCTGCATCAGGGCGATTGAGATCGCGGAGACGGGCAAGATTGATCCGTCAATCACCTTCGAGTTCAACACACTCGGCGTTGACTCCGACACCGCCAAGGCCGCCAACGCGCAGACCCGCGCCAACACGCTTGCGTCCATCTTTGACCGTCAGATCATCTCTCCTGAGGAGATGCGCGCCGCGGTCAAGTCCGACCCTGACATGGGTCTCGGCTTCATCGCTGACGACATGCCGGAGACAGGAGCGGAGCAGGATTTTCAGACTGATGAGCCTGAGAACCCTGCCGCGGAGATGATGGTGAACGCGCCTGCTCCGGCAGCCGGGAAGAATGACGCGGAGGCAGAATGACGAAGCTGAGGACAGCGCGCGCCGTGGCGGGCAATCAGGGGGTGCAGCGTGAGTACGCGAAGCGCCTGAATGCCGTCCTGCGCAAAGTCCTCCGTGAGGCTCTTGCCGACATGAGGAAAGACGCGGAGGCCGTCGGCCTTGCGCAGGACGCCGCAGGCGATGCGGTCTCCGGCTACCTCGCTGACCGCTTCGCCGAGCGCATGGCACGCTGGATGATCAAGGCGGGCGAGGAGGCGGAGAAGGTCTCCCGCTGGTTCTGCGCGCAGATGTACCGCACTACCACCTCGGCACAGAAGAAGGCTCTCGAGGCCGCGGGCATGTCGGAGAAGGCTATCGACATGAAGTGGAAAGTGCCCCTGCTGAAGCGTCAGTACATCAGCCCGACCGCGGCGAAGAGGCTCGCCAAGGACATCGCGGACAACACTGGCCTGATTACCAAGATGGCGTCTCAGGATCTCGCAAGGCTTCAGGCGATGATGAGCGAGTCCGCAGGACGGAACGTGAATTTTGACGACATCGAGAAGCTGCTCGAGTCGTCACAGGGGTTTGATACTGAGCGCGCGAAGCGTGTTGCCCTGGATCAGACCAACAAATTGAACCAGCAGATCCAGCGCGACAACGCGGAGGATCTCGGTATCACGAAGTGCATATGGGTCCACATGCCGGGGCAGTACACCTCAAGGCAGACCCACAAGAAATTTGACGGTCAGGTCTTTGACACGAAGACCGGGCTGTATGACTCTGATGTAGGCAAAAACGTACTGCCGGGCGAGCTGCCGTATTGCAGGTGTGTCGCCCGAATGGTACTGCCGGAGGGACTGTATGACTGATGCGATTGAGCGTGTGGCTCTCGATGCTGAAAGCAAGAGGACTTATGACGACAACGGCTTCCTGCACGTGAGCATTTCGCCGCTGACGAGAGTGCAGGTCGCCCCGTACCATGGGAGCGAGATCCCCGGCTGGCAGTCGCTCGGGCTTGATCCTGAGCGCATCTACAAAGGCTACCGCAGTGCCGAGGAGCTCTCGAAGCCGGAGACCATTGAGAGCGTCAATGGGATCCCCATCCAGCTGATGCACCACATGGACTATGCAGATGCGCCTGCCAAGGCAACCCGCGTGGGCAGCACCGGAACCGATGCGGCATTCCATGACCCGTATCTCACGAACAGCCTGCACATTCAGGACAAGAAGGCGATTGACCGCATCAACGATGGCAGTATGCGCGAACTCAGTCTCGCGTACCGCTACAAACCGATTTTTACCGCAGGCGTGTCGCCTGACGGCGAGAAGTACGACTTCCTCATGACGGATATTTCCGCCAACCACCTTGCTCTCGTTGACGAGGGCAGGGCAGGACATGAGGTGCTCGTATATGACAGCAAAGAAGGAGAAAAATCCATGGCTGAAGAAGTAAAAACCCCTCAGGCGACTGACGAGGAACCTGCGAAGCAGGAAGCGGCAGTTGCCGAGGTTGCAAAGGGAGTGCAGGATCTCGTAGACCTCAGCAAGCCCGCGGAGCCTGCCGCTCCTGCCGCTGATGAGGAATGCGCGAAGCCGGCCGAGGACGAGGAGCCGGACGCAATCGCCGCCCTTGTCAAGGATCTGACCGCCGCAGGCCTCGACCCCTCGAAGCTTCCGGGACTGGAGGACAGGCTCAGAGCCCTCGCCGCTCCTGCTCCTGCGGAGGACGGGGAGGAGAAGCCTGCTGCTGATGAGGAGTGCGCATCTGCCGAGCCCGCGAAGGACGAGGAGACCGCGCCGGAAGCAAAGCCTGCCGAGGACGAGGCGGTAACCGAAGGCCTGAAACAGTGCGGGCTTGACGGCGAGGATCCTGCCGTGCAGAAGGCATTCGCCGAGGGCATGAAGTACGCGTCTCAGGGCAATACCGCGGAGGCTCCCAAGGCTGACGCGGAGGCCGCCGCTGACCGCGCCATCAGGGACGCCACTGCCAAAGTTGAGGCGAAGTACGCCGCAATCGAGGAGTGCCGCAGGAGCCTCGGCAAGGTCAGGCCCATGGCCTATGACTGCGCAGGTGATGTGTACCGTGATGCCGTCAAGGCCGAGGGCATTAGTTCCAAGGGCATGAGCGACGATGTTGCGATGAACGTTTACCGCACTGCTGTCGCCATGAAGTCAAAGTTTAAGGGTGCTGCGATGGACTCAAAGCCTAAGGCTCAGAAACCGGGCCGTCTCAGCTCTATTCTCGGAAACATCAATAAGGAGTAACTATGGCTATGCAGACCAAAGTAGGCCTTTATCCTGTTACCGGCTTCCCCGGACAGGAGGTCAATCCCGGCTCCGCAATCTACACCGCAGAGAACTACATCTCTGACGGCACACTGACCGCAGGAGCCTTCGCTTTCACCTCTGCCGTGACCGGAACAGGCACTGCCGCCGCCTTCAAGGCCGCAGGCAAGACCGGAACCGCTCTCATCGGCTTTGTTGAGCGCACCGTAACCGGCGCAATCCTCTCCCCTCTCAACGAGGCTGAGGGTGCTTACGCTCAGGGAACCGGCGCTTCCATCGCGCTCCGCGGGCAGTTCTACGCGTCTGCCTCCGGCGCCGTAACCGAAGGCCAGTCCGTACTCGCTGACCCTGCTACCGGCGCAGTCACCTACGGCAATGCCGGAGCCGACAACGACACCGGCTGGATCGTCCATCTGCCCAACGGCCTTGCGACCGCGGCAGAGGGCGACATCGTCATCTATGAGAGAGTCTGAGGAGGCAACCAATGACTAATCTTGATCTTGAGAAGGCAAGGGAACTGGGCATTTCCTCTCCCTATGCCGTCGGCTTCATGCCTTACAATGAGGTGAACGGGAAGATCCGCACCGACCTTGACGCCGCAAAGCGCCAGCTCGCGATGGACTCCGCTTCCGTAACCACTCCGAGCGTCGGCGCTCCGTCCGCGCTCTACACCTACCTCGACCCCCGCATCGTGGAGATCCTGTTCGGCGTTACCAACGCGAACCGCTTCTTCGCTCCGGTGAAGAAGGGAAGCTGGACTGATGACTTCACCCAGTTCCCTGTCGAGGAGATCTCCGGCAACGTCGGCCCTTACGCTGACTATGGCGACGGCCCTTCCAGCGACACCAACCACGAGTTCCCTGTCCGCCAGTCCTTCAGGTACCAGACCAGCCTGAAGTACGGCGACCTCGAGGTTGCGAAGCTCGGAGTTGCAGGCATCGACCTCGCGTCCAGAAAGCAGACCGCGGCAGCTCAGGTAATCGCCATCGCGGAGAATAAGTTCCAGTTCTACGGCGTCAAGGGGCTTAAGTCCTACGGCCTCCTCAACGACCCGAACCTCCCTGCGTCCATCACTCCTATCAGCGTAGGCGGCAAGTCCACCTGGGCGGATAAGGTTGCAGCAAATCCCAGCGACGCGGCAAACATCGTCTTCAACGACGTCATGAAGCTGTGGGGCGAGCTCGCCAGCAACAACGGCGGCAACGTCGACGTGAACAACCGCATCGTCCTCGGCGTAAGCAACAAGGTCATCAGCTACCTTACCATCCCCAACGCGTATGGCAAGACCGCGAAGACCCTGCTCACCGAGAACTTCAGCAACATCGAGATCGTTCAGGCGCCCGAGCTCTCCACCGCTTCTGGCGAGATGCTCTACATGGTCGTCCCTGAGCTCTTCGGAGAGCCGACCGGCGAGTGCGCTTTCTCCGAGAGGTTCCGCATGGGCAGGCTTGTCGCAGAGACCTCCAGCTTCAGGCAGAAGGCTTCCGCGGCAACCTGGGGATGCGTAATCCGCAGGCCGAGCCTTGTAGCCACCATGCTCGGAGTCTGATAACGGGCTGAGCCCGAAAACGAGGGCGGTTCGCCGCCCTCTGATGCAAGTCAAAAGCGCGCATCGTGCGTTTCTGAGTTGCATCAACCACCAAAGGAGTTTTTATGACTGCCAAGAAAGTTACCAAGCCTGCCAGCACCGACATTGTCGGAGGGACTCTCCATCGCGGAGAGAAGACTGAGCCTGTTTCTTCTGACTACACCTTCATCGCCTGCGGGCTGATGAACGGCATTAAGTTCGATGACGTTGATAACGGCAACGGCGGAACCAAAGTTATCGAGTTTGACGGTATCAACCATGACCTCCGCGGCAAGGCTGAGGGTATTCTTCTGCCGACTGGCAACGCCGTCATCAAGCGTGTCCTGAGGAAGGATTGGGAGGACATCAAGCGCAAGCACGGCCGCGAGCGCATCTTCACCTCCGTTCCCGCACTCCTCTTCGAAGTCGCAGGCGGTCAGGCTGAGCTTGACGCGCGTGAGGACGAGGTGAGCGAGATACAGAACGGCCTGTCCCCTGTTGACCCGAAGAAGGTCGCAGGCGTCGAGAAGGCGAAGGCCGGGGAGTAGGCATATGGCAGACGTAACCCTTGACATCGCGAATTTCAGGGAGCACTACCCGAAGTTCGCCGAGGAGAAGGTCAGTGACGCCGAGGTCGAGGACGCGTGGCAGTTTGCGTGTTCGATGTGCGGAAGTACCGACAAGGACTCACGCCTGCCGTACATGCCCGCCGCCGAGCCTCCGGTTTATGACCGCAAGATCGCGCTGTACCTCATCATGTGCCATGTGCTGACCATCGGCATGTGGGGAGCGGGTCAGGCCGGAGCGGTACAGTCCGCCTCTCAGGGCTCTGTTTCAACCTCGTTCCAGCTTCTGCAGGGCAAGACCACGAGTGAAAGCTGGTGGCTGCAGACTCCCTGCGGAGCGCGTTACTGGCAGATGATCAAGCCCCTGCTGATGGGCGGCAGGTTCTACTTCGGCAACAACTTCCATCCGTGGGGCTGACATGTCGAAAGACCTGAACGAGGCAAAGGAGCGGATAAGGCAGAGGATCGCGGAGGAGATGCAGAAGCGTCACTCCGCGCTCATCGGCATTACCGACCCGAAGCTCGCCACCATTGCGACATATCAGGAGTTCGGCTGGGTTCAGCGCGTGACGGCAAAACAGCACGGCTGGCTCGGAGCTCATGCGGGATGGGACAAGGCTCCGCAGCCCGGAGCGTCGCTTGTGCTCAAGCCAAGGCCGTTCTTTCACTCAACCGTGATGGCGAAGCACAAAAAGTGGTTCCAGATTGCCCGCCGCGCTCCGCTCGTGATGGGCATTCCTGACACCGAGAAGCTCCTCGCGCTTGTCGGCGCGGAGATGGTTGCCGACGTACAGCAGACCATCAAGGACGGCGGTAACGAGTACGCGACATTCGAGGAGCGGCATCCGCTCACGATGGCAATCTATGCACAGCGCGCGCAGGGGCATCAGACCGACGGCACTGGCGGTATCAGCATCGGCAAGCCCCTGTTCCTGACCGGACGCATGTTCGCGTCAATCCATTTCGAGATCATTGAGGAGGAGCCTGCATGAGCCTGAACCTGCATGACATTGTAAGAGGCGCAGTTACATCAGTCCTCGATGATGAGGATGTCTACCTTGTGCAGTCCATCGGGCAGGAGTCTGACTGGGGTCGCGTTACCGCGAAGTACGCGCCTGCCGAGCTGGTAAAGGCTCAGGTGCAGACGCTCTCAGGCGATGACCTGACCGTCTTGGCAGAAACCGAGCGGACGGAGCGCGACCGGAAGTTCTATCTGTACAGCGATACCGCGTCAGGTCAGACGCCTGCCGGAAACGTGAGGATCCTCGGAAGAACGGGCGATTTCCTGTACAGAAAACAGGCGGGGACATGGTGGCTGGTGTATAATGTAACCGAGGATTTTACATCAGCCGGGTGGGTCTGCGTCCTTGCTTCCGAACAGCAGGAAGTTCCGCCCGAGGTGTCTGCCGCCATTCCTGAGGAGACGAACGATGATTGACATTCCGCGTCTTGTCTGCCAGTTCGTCCATGAGTTCGCCAAGGGCGACGGCGTGCCGCAGTATTCAGGGCGGCAGATTGTCCAGGGGTTCCAGAACATGGCGAACCCGCCATGCAGGACCCATGAGTTCTGTACCGTCTCGCTCCTCAACTCGATCCGCCATGGCACTGGCTGGCATCACTGGACAAATGAGAAAACCAGTGATCCTGAACCCTTTGAACAGCACCTCGAGGCCGTCGTTGAGCACGTGGTGCAGATTGACATGTGCTCCGCGGAGCCTTACGTACTGCCGCAGGTGACCGCAGAGCGCGCGCAGATCCTGCAGCTTGTCGCGGGCTCGAACATCGCGACGGAGTATTTCGAGAACGCGACCGGCGGGAAGCTCACCTGTCTCTATGCCGAGGACGCTCAGGATCTCGCGGGCTTCGACGAGACCAAATCCTACACGCGCCGGTACATGCTCCGCCTGCATCTTGCGGAGAAGTATGACGCGCATTTTGACTCTGACTATTTCACCAAGATTGACATAAAGCCCATGGCTCTTGACGGCTCAGACCGGACGGAGCCGGGGGCTATCCACTACGGCGAGGTTGACACCATCACCCGTAACATATCCACCAAAGATAAGGAGAACTAAATGGCTATTCCTGCTTCTGAACTCGTCAGGGTTCAGCCGCGAGTCCTCGCCGGAACCGGTCAGGATCTCGCTTTCAACGGCCTCTTCCTGACCGAGAATGCGCTTGCTCCGGTCGGAAACCTGCTCACCTTCCGTGACACTGCCAGCGTCTCGGAGTACTTCGGCTCCGCTTCTGACGAGGCCAAGGCTGCGGCGGTCTATTTCGGAGGCTATAACAATTCCTTCCTGAAGCCGACCGCACTGTACATGTGGCGTTCCCACAAAAACGCCAGCGCGCCTTTTGTGCGCTCCGCGGCTTTCAGCTCCGCGAAAGTCAAGACCCTGCTTGATGACCTGAAGGGCATTACCGCAGGCACTTTCAGCGCGACAATCGGCGGCACTGCCGTCAGCCTCAGCGAGGTAGACCTCTCCGGCTCTGACTCCATTTCCGCGGCGCTCGATATTGTAACCAAGAAGATTGCAGCTGTTGAGGAAGCCTCTCCCGCCGCAGCCGGCGTCGCCCTCTCGTGGAACTCTGTGCTCAGGGCTTTCACCCTGACCGCAGGCGCGGCAGGCTCAACTGTCGCAATTGCGAACCTCTCCGGCACTATCCCCGACGCTCTCGGCCTGACCTCCGGAGCTGTCGTCTCCGCAGGCGCGGACGCTCAGGATTACGCCTCCTGCCTCGACGAGGTGTGCGAGACCACGCAGAATTTTGTCACTTACTCAACCATCGCTGAAGCTGACAGGGCTGACGCGCTTGCGCTCTCAGGCTGGAGCAACACCCAGTATGCGGCAGGCAACCAGTTCCTCTATGTCTACTGGTCTGACGATGCCGTTCTTAAGACTGCTGACGCCGCTGAGACTGCCGCAATCGCCATCCGCGATGCGGAGTATACCGGAACCGCAGGCGTGTACGGCGATGTGAGGTATCCTGCATTCCTGATGGGCGTTGCCGCGTCGATTGACTGGGATCGTATTGACGGCGCGATTACCACCGCCTTCAAGGCTCAGAGCGGGCTTACTGCCAATGTTCAGGTCAAGGACGATGCCGCGAACCTCATCGCGAACGGCATGAACTTCATGGGCAACTACGCGAGCAGGAACGACAATTTTATCCTGTTCCAGAACGGGCAGATGTTCGGGCAGTGGTCGTGGATTGACACTTATCTCAACGCGACATGGCTGAACAACGCGCTTCAGGTTCAGATCCTCTCCGGCCTTGAGCTCGCGGGGCGCGTGCCGTATACCGAGGCTGGCTATACCCGCATCCGCGCATGGGTTCAGGATGTGGTAGACCGTGCGCTCACGAATGGTGTCATTGACCGCGGAGTCCGCCTCTCCGAGACGCAGAAGACCGAGCTTATCAATGAGGCTGGCAAGGACATCAGCACTGACCTCTATAACAACGGCTATGTGCTCCAGATTAACGACGCAACCGCGGCAGTCCGTCAGGCGCGCACCAGCCCTTCCATGAGCTTCTGGTACACCTACGGAGGCTCAGTCCACAAGATCAACCTGCCTTCAACCGCAGTAGTCTAAGGAGGTAAATCATGACTCAGGCACTTGGAAATATCACCTCTGCGAACGCGCAGATGTACCTCGTGGTAGACCAGCTCTATCCCGCAGGCGTACCCATCACCAACTTTTCGGCTGACTCCATGATGACCTCCGACGACATGGAAATCGCGCAGGTCAGGATGGGAGTTGACGGCGGCATGGCGGCAGGCTACGTAGCCAACCCCTACGCTGTAACCATCACCCTTGAGGCTTCCTCGCCGTCCCTTGAGACCATGCAGTCAATCCTTCAGGCGATGAAGGTCAACAAGAGGACTTATGAGTGCAAGCTGGTGCTTACCATTCCTGCAAGCGGTCAGGTTCACGTGTGGTCTCACGGAGTGCTCACCAACGGCAACCCCGTTCCGGCTCCGAAAAAGGTTCTTGACCCGACTTCGTGGAAGTTCCAGTTCCAGGATTACAGCGTACAGGGGGCGTAACACATGCGGAAGGAAGAGATTATCACGATTAACGACCGTGGCAATGAGCTGACCTTCCGCATCCGCGAGATGCCGGCCACTCAGCTTGAGGGCTGGCTTTTCCGCGTCGGAACGGCACTTGCGTCCACCGGCTTCGCGAAGACCGAGGACATCGCGGACGGCATCGACACCACGAAGTACATCGCGAACTTCCTGGTGAAGGATGGCCTGCGCTTCCTCGGCAATCTCGATTATGAGAAGGTCGTAAAGCCTCTCGTTGATGACCTGTATTCATGCGTTGAGCAGAAAGTCGGGGAGGCGTACCTCGCGGTCACTGCCGACAACATCGACAGCAAGGTTGAGGACATCAGGTCGCTTTTTGCGATACAGAAGGCGGTCATTACCCTGCACCTCGGTTTTTTCGGAATTGGCGGAGCGTCAGGCTCCGCGAAATCCCCCAGCCCCGAGGCTTCAGGGCAGCCCAAACCGCGAATTGTTCCCCGCTCTTCGCGCCCCTCATAATCAACCACTACGCAACTCTGCATGAGCTGCAGACGGTTTACGATTACGAGGACGCGCTGATGATGCTGGAGTGCATGCAGGTAGACAGCTACAACCAGTGGGCACTCCAGCAGGCGGCAGAAAGGGAGGCAGGACATGGCAACCATTATTGACAAGGTCATGATTGCGCTGGGCATTGACGCCAGCGGAATGCAGACAGGCGCAGACGAGTCCGGCAAGCAGATTGACCGCGTCGAGAAGAAAGCGGACGAAGCGAAAGCGAAACTTGCTTCCATTGGGCAGTCTGTTGACGACTTTGGCAAGAAGGCAGGCCATGTCCTGATGGGTTTTGTCGCCCCTGTCCTCGCCGCCGTCTCTGTCGGAAAGATGATAGGCGGCTACTTCTCTGACCTCGCCGCCGTCGCGGAAAGTACCGGAGCGTACAACAAGACGCTGGAGGAGACACGCCTCAAGAAGGCTCAGCTTCAGCGCATCTCGAAGGACGACATCGAGTTTTACAAGAAGAGCAGAGAGGCTCTTGTAAAGTTCAATATCGCGATGGGCGACTTTGCCGCCGCCGCCATGCGCTCCGTCATGCCCGCGATGGAGAAGATGATTGGCTGGCTGGGGAAGGTTACGGACTGGGTGTCGCGCAACCCCGACAACATCATCAGGTTCATGAGGGTGCTCGGCGCGGTCGTCGGCACTGTGCTCATTCCGGTCTTTGTCCGCTGGGCGGCAGTCCTGCTCGCGAACCCCATCACGTGGATCGTGGGCTTGGTGCTTGCGCTTGCTCTCGCGATTGATGACCTCGTGGTCTACCTCAAGGGCGGCAGGAGTTCGCTTGACGCTCTGTGGAAGTCAATGGGGCTGGTCAAGGGCGACACTGCCGCGCTTGCGAAAATGATTGCATGGCTGAAGGATACCGGCCTCAGTCTCGCAAAGGCTCTCGGAGTCCTGCTGGCCGCTTTTACCGCATTCAAGGTCGTAACCGGCATCATCAACGGTATCAAAATCGCATGGACTGCCTTTACCGCCTCAGTCTGGGCAAATCCGCTCACTCTCGCTCTCGGCCTCGTCGCCCTTGCCGCGTGGATGCTGTACAAAAACTGGGACGACGTCTGCGAGGGTGCAAAGGCTCTCGGAGAAGACGTTGCCGACTTCTTTGTGTCATGGGGGCAGGGTATCGCCGATGGCTTCTCCGCGCTCTCTGACGATATCGCCAGCGCATGGGATGCCGTTACTGATTTCTTTGCTGACCTCATCGGGCAGGGAGCGAATGCCCTCTCTGACTTCGTGTCGCTCTGTTCTGATAAGGCAGCAGAAGCGGGAGACGCTATCAGCACCGGGTTCAGCGGCACATGGCAGGGCATTCAGGACGGGGCGGAGGCTCTTGGCTCCGACATTGGTTCAGCCTTTGACTCCGCGCTTGACGCTGTCGGCGGCGTGTGGCAGGGCATGAAGGACGGAGCAGGTGCGGTCGTTGACGACATCGAGAACGCGTTCAGCGGCCTGACCTCGTGGTTTTCCAGCCTCTGGAACAAGATCACCGACGTCTTCGGCTCGGCGATTGACGGCATCAAGAGCAAAATTTCCGGCGTCGCCGGAATGTTAGGCATTGAGATGGGAGACAGTGAAGAGAAAAAGACAGGCGGTGGGCTGCTGACTCCGGAAGAGTACGAAAAGCAGAAGCAGATCGCGCTGGCAGGCGCAAAACGCAGGGAAGCAGCAGCCTCCGCCGCTCCTGTCCCGACTGCCGATGGCAGGAAGCAGACTGTTGTGGGCGGCGTGCAGGCAGTCCTTGCCGGCGCAGGCAGGGCGCAGGCTGTCCGCATGGCTCCGGTCTCCTCCT